TGTCGGAGATTTATCCGACCCTTGCTCGGATTTTTTTCCGACCTTGCTCGGAGATTTATCCGAGGTAGATCGGATTTTTTTCCGACCTTTGTTTTTTGGTGGGGTCGGATATTTTTCCGACCCATCAAGCTTCTGGTTCCACTCGATGGCCTTCTCGGTAAGGCGAAAAAGCGTGATGTTCGAAGTGCTGGAAAGCTCAATCAAACCGGCCTCTTCCAGGGCCTTCAGCATACGGTAAGCGGTGTCTGGCTTGTCGGTGAGCAGCGGCAGCTCATCAGTGATCTTGGCCTTGCTCAGCGCGAAGAAGATCCCGTCATCAGTCTTGATTGGCTTGGCCCAGCTCGGGCAGCCGTAGACGAAAGCGAACAGCAGGGCCTGCTGAGAATTCAGCCCCCACTCCAGCGCCTTCACCTGGTTAATCGTGACGGTGTACTGCATGTCAGGCCTTCCCGATCAATTTGGCCAACTCAAGGAAGCGATCCACGTACCAGTGAGGCTGCGTCTCGCGGGGGCATTGAGGGCTGGTGAGGTTCTTGCCGTAGGCCATGCCCTTCTCGGTCACGGACCAGAAGTCCACCATTTCCTGCTTGGAGTTTTTGCGCTGGAGGACCTTGAGGAAGCCGTGGGCCTCAAGAGCAAGGTTGAAGGCACGGGCGGTGCTGGCGATGGCGTGATCTTTGATCAGAGCGGTGATTGCCTTGGTAGGCATCGAAGAGCCGCCAGCGGCATCGGGGGCGGCGTCCACCGCATAGCCGGGGAGGAACTTGGCGTCCAGGCCGTTGTTGGCGGCGATCTTGGCCAGCATCACCATCTTGCTAGAGTTGGCGGGCTTCAACAGGCGGTCAAAGCACTCAAGAATGGCCAGCTCTCCGACGATTTTGGAGTTGTTCGGGCCTTGGGCAGAAAAGGTGCCGGTCTTGCGGATGCTCGGCAGCACCTGCCCGACCACCCACTCTTCGAACTTCTCGGCGGCCGGCAGTTTGGACTTCATCACCAGTCGGTACAGGTCCCGCTCCGGGATGATGGTCATGAAACCACCACCCTGTTTCGGGGTAGTGGTCGCAGCCTTGCAATGACGGGACACGGCGTTCTCTGGCTTGGAGTAGCCCAGGGCGTCGGCGACGTCACGCGCGATAAACCACGGATCGCCGAGCCTGTCGGTGATGACCCGGATTGCGGCGCCGTCGAAGTCGAACGGAATCACTGAGGAATTGCGCGCCACGTTTTCAGATTGCGAAAAACGTGGCGCGGGAATGTTGGGGCTATTGATCGATTCGGTGTGTTGGTGCATGATTCGCTCCAGATGTTTACCGCTGTAGAAGAAGCCACCCTCGTCCGGTGGCTTTTTTGTGTTTGAAATTCAGGCAACCTTCACAGAGGCTTTCAGCTGAGCCAGGGCGCTCTCGGCGTGATCTATCTCACGCAGAATCCGGGCGCGCTCGACCTGATCAACTCGCCCATCAGCCATCGCCGCATGCGTCTCGACGGTAACTTCTGCAAACTCCAGCGTTGCGCGCCCCAGTGCGTCATGAATGTCGATAGCCATAGGCTGGTCGGTCTTAATGATCGAATAACCGAACTCGCCAGCCAGCGCCGCCAATGGACGCATGTCCTCGGTATGCAGCAGCAGGGAGTACAGGTGCTTTACGTTGAACCAGGCGCCGTCGTAATTCGCGTTGGCGCGCTGGAGCAGGCTCACCGGCGGCATGCTCATCAACGTTGCGAGATTCTTGGTGTTCGCCTCTTCGACGGAGGTATCACAAGCCCTCAGAAAATCCTGCATACCTAAAACCTCGAAATTCTTTACGTGGCGCCCTGCAGGTGCAGAGGCGATCATTTACTCAATGGAACGGCGGACAGGGATGTCATGCGGCGGATCGGGATCCCTTCTGGGGCATGCACAGCTCACGCGCAGTGATCTTTCCACCGGTCAACTCTTCAGCCTTGAAAGCTTTTTCTGCACGCATCGGGTGAATCCCGGCGACCCAGTACGAAACTGCTGCTTGGGATACGTCGAGCGCTGAAGCGGTTTTGGTTTGCCCGCCGAAGAAGTCGACGAGCCTTTCGATAGGGGTCATATGAGAGCCCTCCTGATAAGCCTGCTTATATCGTAGGTAGAAGCAGGCTTATTTGCAAGCCAATAAGGAAACTTATAAATTCATGTGCATGAGCACACTTGCAGAACGACTAAAAGAAGCGCGGAAACACGCGAAACTGACCCAGGCAAAACTGGCGACGGTTTCCGGTGTTGAGCAGCCCCTGATCTCCCAGCTGGAGACAGGCAAGAACCTTCAAAGCGCACACCTTCCAAAATTCGCCCACATATGCGGCGTGAGTGCTATTTGGCTGTCGGACGATATTGGGCCCATGGTCATTGACTCAAAAAAGGAAGAGTCGAACGTATCGCTGGCTGCCCAGAATCCTCAGAGCTTCCGCTATCCAGTGATCAGCTGGGTTTCCGCCGGATCTTGGGCCGAGGCCGTAGAGCCCTACCCTGTTGGTATATCGGATCGCTACGAGTTTTCCGAATACAACTCGAAAGGCCCGGCGTTCTGGCTGACAGTTAAAGGCGACTCGATGACAGCGCCCGCCGGCCAGAGCATCACTGAAGGTACTCTGATCCTAGTGGACACTGAGGCCGAAGTCGCCCCAGGCAAGCTGGTGGTAGCCAAGCTGCCAGACAGCAACGAAGCGACGTTCAAGAAGCTGGTCAGCGATGGCGGCCGGCTGTTCCTGAAACCGCTGAACCCGAGCTACCCAATCGAGGCCGTCGACGAGAACTGCCGGATCGTGGGCGTGGTGGTCCAGGCGCTGCAGAAGTTTTACTGATGCCATCCGCCCTTGGAAAACCTTCGACCTCATGGCGAGAGCAGAGCTTCTGGAGCAAAGTCGGGATCATTGCTTGCCTCGCTTTCCTCATGATGATCCCCGGCTATTCCGACGCAGCTGGTCTTAGCTGGGGCTCATCAGGCCGTAAGCGGGTCTTCAGCCCTGGCTTCGTTGTGCTCTGCACCATCGTGGCTGTCGTTGAGCTGATAGCGCTGAACCACTTCTATGGCGCGAGCGAATGAGGTGAAGGCGGGAAGGATTTTGAGGCAGAAAATGGAGTAGCTTGTTTGTAAATTTATTTGCGAAAACGGACGAATGTGCGCATTTTGCCACTGACAGTGGATGCCAGACACACCATAATTCGAATGGACACTCGATGATAAAGATATTATGGACACGCTAAACATTTCGCCAGCCCTGCTAGATTGGGCCGCCAGCCAGATTGGCAAGTCCCTTGAGGATCTTGCTTCTCTGGTCGTGTCCGGAAAAGGAATTGATAGGTTTGTGGTTGGAGAGCTCACTGTTCGCCAGCTAGAAAAGGTTGCCAAAGTCACCCATACCCCCTTTGGCTACCTGCTGCTCGACACGCCTCCAAGCATTGCCAAGCCACGACTACCCGACATGAGACAAGTCGTTTCTCCCGATCCTTTGGGTCCGGACTTCTTCGAGGTTCTAGACGACGTAATTGCGAAACAGAACTGGTATCTTGATTATCTACATGATATCGGTGCAGACCCGCTGCCTTTTATTGGTAAATACAGCACTTCTGATGACCCCTGCTTAGTGGCAAAGCACATCACGGAAACTGCAGGTATTGACTTCGCTTTAAAAAAATCTTGCGCAAACCAATCCGAGTACTTCCGAGCGTTATCTGAAAGTTTTGAATCCATTGGAATACTTGTCTTTAAAAACAGTATTGTGAAGAGCAACTCTAGGCGGGGGCTTTCCGTATCCGAGTTCCGTGGGTTTGCCATATGTGATGAGTACGCACCCGCGGTGTTCATTAATGGTAAAGATGCTGAAGCGGCATGGATTTTTACCTTAGCTCATGAAGTTGCTCACCTCTGGATAGGTGAGAGCGGGGTTTCTGACATACCCTCTCCAAAAGATTTCAGGCCTGGAAAAAATGTCGAGTCTTTTTGCAATAGCGTCGCAGCAGAAATGCTCGTCCCAAAAGATGAGTTCCTCTCTCTATGGGCTGGAAGCGAAATTGAGGCTATTGACCGTGCAAGCAGACACTTCAAGGTCAGCAAGCTAGTCGTAGGACGTCGCGCGTTTGAGCTAGGTAAGATTTCTAGGTCCGCTTACTCCCAGCTTTACGCATTGAGCTACAAGTCCGGCGGTTCTGGAGGAAATCCATATGCAACCATTCCGGTTAGAAATAGCAAAAAGGTTACCAATGCGTTAGTCAAAAGCGCCATGGAGGGAAGCATTTTGATTCGTGACGCCGCAAGGCTTCTGAACATTACGCCAGACACAGTCACGAACCTTTACAAGAAGAACATTCGCGCCTATGCATAAGTATCTAGTTGACTCGAACATATTCTTGCAAGCGAAGAACTTTCACTACCGGTTCGAGTTTTGCAGTCACTTTTGGAGCTGGATAAAGCAAGCCCATAATGACGGGATGCTCTGCTCCATACAGAAAGTAAAAAAAGAGCTGAGCCGCGGACAGGATGGTGATCCTGTTAAAGAATGGTTGAATGAGTTGCCTGAAAGCTTTTTCCTACCTGACGATACCGATGCGAAGGTGATATTAAGATACAGGGAGGTTATGCAATGGACAGCCAGCAGCACACACTTCAAAGACGCTGCAAAAAAAGAATTTGCAAGAAGCGATATAGCAGATGCCTTTTTGATAGCTGTAGCTATGGCTTACGGGTATGAAATAATCACCCACGAACTAAGCAACCCGGACCGAAAGAATAAAATTCAGATTCCCGATGCGGCATTGCATTTTGGTATTAAAACACATTTTGTTTATGACGTTCTTAGTGATAACTCAAACAAAGATTTCTGCTTCGCTCGGAAGGCTTTGTAGTAAGCCGTCTTAAAGATTTACGCCCGGCCCAGCGCCGGGCTTCTTGTATCTATGCCCTGGGCTGATAAAATCTGTGCCCCCCTCGAATGGACTTGTTTTCATGCGCCTATCCTCAATGCCACTGGCCTTCTGCGCCATCTTCACCTGCACTTTCTTAACAGCCCAAGCCGACACCAAAAAAGAAAGAGACATCCACTGCGCGGCCTACTACGAAGTGCTTTCAGTAGCTGGTGACCAGCCAGACATAAGCCGCAGTCAGTCCTCAAGAGCCTCCTATGTACTATTGGTGCACGCTGGCTACACCCCGCAGGCCCAGGAAGAAGTTGCGCAAAAAATGGTGGAATTACACAAAGAGACACCAGGGCCGATGACGCCAGCTAGTACTGCCAAGCTGCGTGAAAAATACGACGCCGAATGCAAAGTCCTTCTGAAGGCCGCCTTGTGAATATCCTGGTGCTTGTGAGAGCCGATTCCCTGGCGGTAGCAGCATAAGCAGCCATCATCGAGCCCGGCCCAGCGCAGGGCTTCTTGTATCTGGTGATCCCCCTACCCTGCTATCGTGGCGCCCTCTGATCGCAATGGAAGCTTCGAAGAATGGACTCATGGAAAACACTGGCGATAGCCCTATTGGCATCGGTCAGCACGCAGGCCGTATCAGGTGAAGGCGCCAATCCTACCGCTGCCGCGATATTTCTCACAATTTGCGCGCCGACACTTTTAATTGGGGCTACCACGTCCCTCACGACCGAGCCGCCAAAGGTTTTCAAATCGGCGAAGACCGACGCTCTGGCGTTCATTGGTTCGGATGGTCTGATCCGTGGCGCACAGTTTGAGCAAGCATCCCGGCACTATCGTTCGGCCTACACGTCGCCTCCTATGTCCGACATGCAGCTGGCACAGGCGATAGCAGTCTCTTTCTGATGTCGACCCCCACTACCCGCCGTGCCGGTCTCACCGTCTCCACCGCAGGTACCGGCTCTGCTAGAGTGGCTCCGTACTTTAAACGCAATGGAAGCGCCACGAATGAACTCATGGAAGGCTCTGGCGGCAGTCATTACATTATTGATCAGTGTTGACGCAATGGCGTGGTATGTCGAAAATCCAGTAGAGCGTGCGCGTACCGTCACCACGTTGCTTCCGACAATGGTCCTCGGCGCATCAACGGCATTTACAGTTGATGGCACGGCAATAATGAAAAAAGCGAAGAGCGATGCTCTAGCATTCATTGGTTCAGATGGAGAGATTCGTGGCGCCCAGTTTGAACAGGCAGTACGCTTTTATCACACGACCTACGTGCCGCCACTAATGACTGACCAGCAACTCGCCCTGACAATCGCTAGTTCATTTTGAATCTGGCTTGCGCTGCTTGCTCTGCCCCCCTCCCTCGAAAACTCTAGATCCCTTCCACATCTTGATTCGCAAAATTCCTGAGCTAGAATTAAGTTGTCGAGCTGCAAGCCCCCCTCCGCGCTCGACTTTAGCTCGCATATGCGAGCTTTTTTGTTTGCCTCGCGATTTGCTAAAGGATAAAGCTCTGCGCCTGTAACGGAGGATGAGCGAGCCGCTAGAGTGCTTAAGGGCCCGCGTCATTCTCTGTGCCCTCCCCAACTAAAATTGTGGAAGCATCACGCACAAGGTGGCGCCACTCAGTAGCGCTGATGACACCTTCCTGCTCTAACGAATTAGCCATCCCAAGGAGTATGTCGTAAAGCTCTTCGGGATCTATGTAGAGATTTGGCTCCTCGAGCATGCGGCACCAGGTGGCCAATTCAGTCGATTTACTGTCTCTGCTCATAATGACACGCCAAGTGTTTTTTTGAGTTGGGTCAGCCGGGTTCAGTCGTCTTGTTGACTGCAGCTTCAATAGTAGCCGTTCGCCACGAATGGTAAAGTGCGGGCTCAATTACGGGAGGGATCCAATGAAAGGATTTGGGACGTTCGCGCTGATCGTGGGCGTGTGCTGGCTGATTTTCGCACTGAGCATGGATGTGTCCGTCGCAACCGGCGCTGGCGGCCGGGTGAATAACCTGGGGTTGATGGCTGACCGCCAGATCCACACCATTGTTGGCGGAGTGATTGCGCTCGCCGGCCTGCTCATGGTTTTGTTGGGCGGTAAGGGCTCCCCTGCTGCCGCCCAGGCAGAGAAAGACACACGCCCGTGCCCTTTGTGTGCCGAAAGCATCAAGACCGCTGCGGTCAAGTGTAAGCACTGCGGTGCAGACGTTGAACCGGTAGCCGCCACAAGGCTGAAAAACGGATGGGTCGCCTCGACTGCCTGCCGTGACGAGGAAGAACAACAGCGCACCATTGAAGCCATTACGAGTACCGGACTTCCGGTTGTTTCAATGATCGGCCTAGCCGTGGGTGCCGGCCCATTTGAAACGAAGGAAGAAGCCAAGCAAGCCCTGGTCACGATGCGCGACGGCCCCAGGCTTTTCAGCGAGATCCTCTACAGAGACTCGGTGAGCGGCAAGTACCCACCGATTACGGACTGATTTATCAAGCTCAGCGTAGCCCGTCATGTGCGGGCTTTTTCATGCCTAAGAGAAAGGGACTCACAAAATATATGCACTAATGCATGACTTTGCTTGCCAATGCCGAGGAACACAAATACTGTATATAGAACCAGTAAAAGTAAGGAGCGCCACATGCCCACCCCAGCATTTACCACTTCGAAACCGTCCTCGTCATACGAAGCGGCAGGCCGCCGCCTCCAAGCACTGATCGCCGCGCCAGTTGTTCAAAAGGTACAGGCGGTCACAGTGGTGAGGCTGGATCACGAATCACCAGAGGACTGGCAGCGCCTCCTGGACGAGATCGGCGAGACCTCTGGCGTCCGGGTCGAGATCCTGGAGGGCGGCACCGCCAGGATCGGTTGGCGAGAGTACTGCGACGCATAAATGAGCCCGCTATTGAGCGGGCTTTTTATCGGCCGAAGGAAAATATATAAGCAGGCTTATTGACGAATAAAATAAGTGTGCTTATATTCACTCCATCGAGTCACCCAACAGGGACTCGCCAGGGCCCAGGGCCTGACCCGCTCTTTAACAATCAGCGCCATAAACGATTACCCGGCTCTCGCTGGGAGGTCAGCCCCGGCTATCACCTGTGGGGCGAGAGGAAGTCAGGTGAACAAAACGCGCTGCCACTACTGGTGACCGGCGACAGACAGGCCCGAAAGCCTGCCAACGATGGGATACCCCATACGGCTGTCGAGGTGTTAACCGAACTGGCGAATGACCTGGTAAGCGGCGCGGGAAACACCCCCAGATTTCCTCGATGACCTTGGCGACAGGGTCATCCGGGAAATCAACGGAGGGTAGGACGATGAATAAGGTTCTTCACATCACCGGCCGCGGCGAGCTGCAAGTCTTTGCTGACGAGAGCCTGGCCGCCTGCATCGCCGAGGCAAACCGGCTCAATACCGAGCATCGCTACACCAGCGGCGTGCGTGTCGTTGAGTGCGAAGACGGCCATCGACTGACGGCGGCGGATTGCAAGTCCTGCTCAGATATTCCCGTCTAGGGAGTAGATAAAAGGGGCAGTGATCGTAATTGGGCCGTCTTTCATTAAATCGGCTGGTGGTTTCGGCAGTGGTTGGGCGCGACGGATTAATTCTAAAGTGGCCGCGTCCAAGTCCACATTGCCTGAACTTTGTACCAGCTCATAAGAAACGACATTTCCGTCGCCATCTATCGTAAAGCGCAGTTGGTTTGTCCCTTCAATCCCAGACAATTGCGAGGCGATCGGGTAATTCTTGAATTTATTCAAATGCGCCACGAGCCCGGCGCTCAGTGTCTTTTCTTGTTCGGCAGTGGAGGAGCAACCAGAGATTACGCCGAGAAAAACAAAGGCAAAAATAGTGGTTAGAAAAAATCTGGACATTCAAAAGTCTCGCTATTTGGCGGTGCGATTCTCGCACATGGCTGTTTTTAGCCTATCAGCTCACTCAACTGTCCAGCAATAAAAGCGCCGCTTCAACGAAGTTGGATGACCTGTCCTCCCTTCCCCGCCTCTATTACGTCAGCACTCCTCCCCCGCGCCCATCGGCAACCAGCGGGAGGCATGAGTGTTGACGAATACAGGTGAACAACCCGCCACTTTGGAGGCGCTAATGAACGCAGCATTGAAGATATGCCAGGAGCGTTACGACGCTCAGTTGCCTCCAGAGGTCAGCGAGAGCGACGAGGTGACGGACTGGCTTGAGCATTCGGCGGAACGCCTGGTGTGCGGCGTCGACATCAAGTGGAAGCGCCGCTACGGCCAGCTGCAGGTGGTGACGTTCGACTGGTTCTGCACGGCCCTGCAGGGCTACCTGAACCAGCGCCAGATCGACGGCCTGGACCAGCGTGATTCGTTTGCCCGCCTACTGCTGTCGGCGATGCTCGGCAGCCAGAGCGATGCCCGGGCTCACGCAGCCGACCTGCTGGGCCATCAACGCCCGATTGAAGCGGTCGAGAAGATCGCTGTAGCGCTGCTGAGACCGTATGCCGAAGACGCAGTAGCAGCAGAACGGGAAGAGCGCGAAGACGATGTGGATGCCGACCTATGAGTCCGCACATCCTGATTGATGAGGCAATTGAAGCACTTGAGCATCCCAGCAGCGAGGCCGGCGCCCAAGCCGTCGTGGCGCGGATGATCACCAACATGCTCACCGGCGACGCGATCACCGTCGAAGAATTCAACCACTACTGCCAGCGCCTGCTGAAAATCACCAGGCACCGCAAGGAGGCTGCATGACCAAGGCACCGGTTAAATCGTTGATCGACGAGCAGCTCGACGACATCGAGCGCCGCATTGCCATCCTGGGCTTCGGCCTTCCCTTCAACGAGCTCATCGGCCGCAAGCGTGAAGACCTGGTGCGGGATCTGCCACAGCGCCTGGCGCCAACCATGAAGGGTGGTCGCATCGCGGTGAGGGTTCGGCCTTGACTCCCCACCAGCGCACCAGGCGCATGCTGATCTGGCGCGGTTCCTTCTCTGCCCTCTCCGTCTGCACCTTTCTGATGTTGCTCAGCGCCCTCGCTGATCGAATCACTCAATAACCAACACATCACAGCGCCCCGCAAGGATGGCGCGGGAGTATTGCCATGCTCGCAGCTATTGCAGATCGCATCCGGTCCAAGTCCTACGAACTTCCCCTGTCCCGCGATTACGTCCGCCATTGGGGCCTGAAAGAAGCCATCCGGGAGTTGGTGCAGAACGCGCTGGATAGCGAGTCGCCTTTCGAATACGCCTTCGCCAACGGCCAGCTGTTCATCACCAGCCGCTTTGCAAGGCTGGAGGCCAGCACCCTGGTTCTAGGCAGCACGTCTAAGTCCGACCGCCCCGATGCCATCGGCAGCTTCGGCGAGGGCTACAAAATCGCCCTGTTGGTACTGACCCGGAACGGGTACGACGTGAAGGTCTGGAATGGCAATAAGCAGTGGGTGCCTGAGTTCCGGCATAGCGACCAGTTCGACGCGGAGGTGCTGTGCATCAACGAGACGCCGGCACATAGGCAGAATCAGGGCGTTGAGTTCGTTGTCTCCGGCCTCTCCGAGGAAGACGAAACGGAAATCCGGAACATGTGCCTGCGTATGCAGCCGCCGATGAGCGACGTCATCGGTACCAAATACGGCCATATCCTGCCATCCCGGCCCGGCAAGCTGTACGTCGGCACCCTCTTCGTATGCGACACCGATCTGACCTACGGCTATGACATTCTCCCCGAGCATCTGCAGCTTGAGCGAGACCGCCAAACGGTTAGCGGATGGGATTTGAAACAGGTGTCGAAAAACGCGTGGATTGACACCGGGCGCTTGGATGAGGTGGCGGAGAAGATCGAGGCTGGTATTCCTGACGTTGAATATGTCGAGTACGGCAGTACCGAGCTTGTACGGGAGGCCTGCTACCGGTTGTTCCAGCAGAAGCACCCCGGTGCCATTGCCGTTCAATCCCAGGAAGAACTGAACAACCTGGTCAAGCAGGGAATGACCAACACCGTAGTGGTGAGCCGGACCTTCCACTCTCAGGTTTCAAACTCGACTTCGTACAAGCAACAGGTCTCCCACGTCGTTGCCATCCAGACGCCCAAAACCGCCCTGGAAGAATGGTATCGCGACAACAAAAAATACATGAGCAGGCTGCCGTCGACTGCCTTCAAGGAACTGGTCAAGCGCGCTGACGGCTGGAGGAATAAGTAATGTCCGAGAACACGAGAATTTGGGACCAGGTCAACACAACCGACCCTGACGCTACTAAAAAATACACTGGCGCGGGTGGCTTTAAGGGCACTGCGATCAGGCCAACCTACCTCATGCGCAAGGCAACAGAGATTTTCGGACCATGCGGTGAGGGTTGGGGTTGGAATGTCCTTGAGGATCGATTTGACGAAGGTGCACCGCTTCAGGCGCCCACTAAAGAGTGGCCAGAGGCTCCAATGATCTGCGCGAAGCTGCACACCGTAAAAATCGAGCTTTGGTACCTGGGCAACGCCGGGCAAAAATGCACGGTTCAGCACTACGGCCATACGCCATTTATCTACCTGCAGCAGGGAAAGATTCTTACTGACTGGGACGCAGCGAAAAAATCGCTGACGGACGCCATCGGTAAATGCCTGCAGCCGTTGGGGTTCGCCGCCGACATCTACATGGGCATGTTCGACGATCCGACCTACGTCGACACCATCACCGAAGAGTTCAAGCTTGAAAAAGCCGAGGACAAGGACGCCGAGATACTTCGCCAAAAACAAGAGCGTGTCGACTGGCTTGCCTCAGCGGTCGAAACCATTGGCAAGGCCGTCACGACTCACGAACTCAAGCTTCTGAACGTGAAATACATCCGCGAGGCAACTCGTCGCAACGAACCCACCTTCATCGCGCGAATCACTCGAACATTCGAGGAGCGCAAAGCTGTGCTTGAAAAAGGCACGGAGGCCGCAGCATGACCCAACTCTACGCACTCACCGGCAAACTCGCCGAACTTCAGGCCATGGCCGATACCGATGATGAGGGCCTGAAAGAGGCCCTGCAGCACGCCATGGACGAAGTGCAAGGCGACTTCAACGATAAGGCTGACAAGATCGTCAAGTTGCGCCGGAACATTGAAAGCGACGTGACGGCTATCGACAACGAAATCGAGCGCCTGGCTGAACTCAAGCGGATCAAGTCCAACAGCGTGTCGCAGATCGGCGACTACCTGCGCCGCAACATGGAAGCCGCAAACATCAAGTCGATCAAGCGTCCGCTCTTCACCATCACGCTGGCCATGGGCAGCGAGCGGGTGATCGTGGACAACGAAGATGCAGTGCCGGACGAACTGACCACTGTGAAGTCGAGCATTGCTCCGGATAAAAAGGCCATTGCCGCCAAGCTCAAGGAGATACGCGAGCATAACGAAGCGGTGCGCAAGCGCATGGCAGCCGGTGAAGACGCTGAACACGAACTTTTACCCGAACCTACCTGGGCTCACTTGGAGCGCGGCGACAGTTCGATCCGGATCAAGTGAGGTCGGCATGTACGTCAGCAATCACCTCAACCTGGTTGAGCAGCAGCGTCAGCACGCCGAGTCAATATCGGAGCGCACGGCGCAGTTTCTGGCGGCTGGCGGAACGATCTACCTGGGTGAAAGCCCGGCGATTAACCCTCCACCGCCGAAGCGCTCCACCAAGATCGATCCCGAAACCATCCTCAAGCGCCGCAAGCCGCCTATCACAGCGGCAGAACGTAAGGCGCTGCGCAAACTCGCGGAGGCTTTATGAGCAAGCGCAAGCCGTGCAATCGGCGCGTTCAGATCGAACGCAGCATGCGGGCCCTGATCAACACCAACCATGCTGCCGTCATCAACATCGATCCAAGCGGCCTGCAGGTGATGATCAACTGGAAGAACGGAAAGCAGATTCTTTCGAGAACGGTTTCCGACGCGCTCTGCGATGTTGCACACCGCTGGACGATATACATCGCCAGCATCTGTGTTCGCCAAGATGGCGCCCAGTACATGAAATCGATCGACATCAGACCTGACGGCGTGCACCTGGTGGAAAGGCTTTCGGACGTCCTTGAGCACTTCTATGAAGAAGTGAAGGCCGACTGCAACCCGAATCACCGAGTAGGTATGGGGTGGCTGGCAGTGCCTCGCGAAAAGACGGTAACCGAGGCGCAACTGTCATCCTTGCTGACTTCGGTCGGCGCCTGGCGCCAGGTGGAGGTCGATTCATGCGCCGCATAGCCCGCACCCAGCAAAGCAAACGTCAAACCTGGCTCGTACTGACGGCCAGCGAAATCGAAGAGGTAGCGAATGGCTGTGACCCAGGAAGAACGAACGGCCAGGCTTGCCGAGAAACGGCAGGAACTGGGCGAGCAGGAATTGCGGCACACAGTCCCGTACGGCACCCGGCAGATGCTCGACGAGCTGATGCTATGGCATGAAATCAAAGAAGTCAGCGAGGCGGTGCAACTGCTTGTGCTGAATGGCCGGCCCGAGGATATGCCGCCGGCGCCGCCGAAGGTTAAAGGTCCGACGGAAATCATCCGCCACTACTTCCGGCAGGCCATGCGCGACCGGCTGGCGGCAACCACCGCCGAACTCGGCGAGACGAAGGATCGGGCGACGATCTGGCGACTGATCACATACGTCCATTCATTGGGCGCCGAGAAGTCAGCGCCACTCTTCGAAATTAAGCGCCACGGTTACCAGATATCCGAAAACGTGGCGCGCAAATTACGGCAAGCAGGCTTTGCCGAATCGCTCCAAATGAACGCCGCTGACGACGGCGATAACGACTGATCAGCCGCCTCTCACGGTACCCAACAACAGCGTTTGGCTAAAGCACCATTACCCGGCCAACTATTTCACGGCCTCTGGCAAAAGCGGCGCTCTCCGCCTCGTTCATATCTCTGTACTGCTCTTGAAGCAATTCACGTGTCCCATTGACCTCTGAGCCAGACTCAAAAATCGCGAGTTTGGCCACATAGTGGGTCATTGAGCAGTTAGTGTCCTGGCGATTTGTCTTCACTGGACCGAACACTTCAACTCTTATCTCGTGATTGAGGTAATCCTCGTAGTTGGTGCGCAGGGTTGGCTCGATAGACATAACAGCTCTCACAAAAATGCCGGCCGGATGCAGGCCCCTTGTAATACCCCAACCAAAACCAAATTGCCACCACCGGTCACGGAGGGCGGCGCCTGACTGGAGATAATCCATGGACGACCAGTTCTACCTGCAAGACAGCCGCAGCCAGGCCTACGTCGGCGACGGGTTATCGTTCTGGGGCTTTGGCGGATCTGGTTATGTCACTGATCTGGCCAAGGCCCAAGTGTTCACCCGGGACGGCGCTTGCGATCACCGCGACACTGACATCCCCTGGCCCAAAGCCTATGTCGACGCCAGGGCGCGAGTCGGTGTCGATTGCCAGAATGTCACCTTGAGCGAGGCGCTGGACCAACACCCCGACGCAGCCGAGTTTTACGTCCAGAAGCCGCAATGCTGGAACGGCAACAACCTGATTTGGCTTTGTGAAGACGGAGTATTCACAAGCGATCTGTCGAAGGCAGCCGTGGTGCCGAGGGCTCACACCGTCACCTGGATCGGCAAGCTCGGTCAATCAGGTGCAGTGGTCTGGCCCAGGCCGTACATCGACGCGCATAGCCGCCGGTTGGTCGAACGCGACGACGTGAACATCAAGGAGGCTCTACGGGGAACCGGCATCAAGCTGCCCAAGCCGAAAAAACCCAAAATGATGATGTTCAATTGTGAAGGCTGCGGCCGGTTCATCAGCGACGCCCAGCGCTATCGGGAAGACTGTCGGAACTGTGGAACAAGCAACACACCTTAAGGAGCGTTACCGTGCTGGCTTAATGCTGCCTTGCTGAGCGAATTGTTCAAACTCGGCGAGCATGATAACCGCCGTGAACTGCAGATCCCTGTACTGAGCGGCTATCTCGTCAGTCTGGAACGGCCAGTATTTATCGTAGAAATCTTCCGCAGCCGCCTCAGCTTCCTCCTTTGCGATTTGAAGCTCATGAAGGCCTGCTTCGTAGTTGTAATTACGCATACATACCTCCTTGATCCGGCTCCATGCCGGTCACCCGTAATACCCCATATCGAGGTTCAACACCAATTTATCGGTGCCTTCAAAGACGTACAGGAGCACGGCTGCCGCTCAAGACCAGATGGCCGTCTCTGTATTGATCTCTGCGACAGAGGTGGCGTTGAACTGCCGCTGACGGTGCAAATCATCCCGCATCTTCGAGAACTCAAATTTCTTTGTTTCGAGCTCCTTAAGGACGAGACTTGAGATTCGGTACGTACCGCAGTCAGAGCAATCCACAAGCTGTTCGCCTTGACCTTCTCCTGACTCCTTCGCCTCCATCCCGCAAAGATAGCAATTCATATCTGACCTCCTATTCGTTGATCCATAGGAGAGCACCGCCCAACGACAGAAGTTTCCATTACTTAACGCAATCCACTCTTCTGTAACACGCCAGCTGGCGAGGATCCCCTATGTCCGCACAACGACCCCGAATCGTTTGCCAGTTCAGCTGCGGCGCCGCCTCGGCTGTGGCCACAAAGATGGCCCTGGCACAATACGGCGCCACGCACGACGTGCAGATCATCAATGCTTTTCTGGCAAACGAGCATGAAGATAACCGGCGGTTCTTGCTGGACTGCCAGGAGTGGTTCGGTCAGGGAATTGCGCAACTGCGTGACGAGAAATACGGCGCAGACATCATTCAGGTTTTCCGGCGCGAGCGTTTCATGAAAGGGCGCAATGGTGCGCCATGCACAAAGCTGTTGAAACGGCGGTTGCTCGACGCATGGAAGAACCCTGGCGACGTGATGGTGTTTGGTTACACGATGGAAGAAGTAGACCGCCTGGAAGACTTCCGAGACCGAAACCCTGATCGCCCTGTTATTGCCCCGCTGATTGACGCGGGCCTGGGCAAAGAGGATTGCAAGGCGATGATCCAGCGCGCTGGGATCGAGTTGCCGCTGATGTACCGCCTGGGCTACGACAACGCCAACTGCATCGGCTGCGTGAAAGGTGGCGAAGGCTACTTTCGAGCGATCCGCGAGGACTTTCCGGAGCAATTTGAAGAGCTTTGCCGTGTCCAGGACGAACTTGGCTCAGGCTCGTACCTGCATCGCGACCGTAAGACCAATATCCGTTTCTCTCTACGTGACCTTTCGCCTGGTAAACCCCGACGAAACGAGGCGTTACCAGCTTGCTCTTTTTTTTGCGAGATGGCTGAAGCCGACTATCAACCGAGCGCTGCGGAAATAGCGTCGGGCTAAGTGTTAGCTGGTGTAGGGTGAACAATCTGAGCCTTCAATTTGCGATGCAGAACACGATGACAGTTGGCACACAGGCACCGCAATTGGTCTAGGGTTGTCTTGTGCTGCTCGCCCATATCTGCAACCTGGATCGCCTCATGATGAACCTCAATACAAGCCACACCAAAATCGCCATACGCTTCGACAGGATCTGTTCCGCACTCCTCGCAAAAAAGCCGGCCATGCCTCTTGATAAATGAAGCCTTCTTGGCTCTAGATAGACCCGGTGAGCGTTCACGTTTCAGGTGATACACCAGCTTGACTTGGCCCTCGGCCCACTCCCTATCTTCAGTGTCATTGGGTATTTCGAGCACCTCGACTTGCTCGCCTTTCGGGACTATTTTATAACCCGCGGCTTCCAGCAGTTCGAAACAAACAGTTCCCTTCCCCGCGGTGAAGTGGCGAGACTTGAGAGTGAACCCTAGAGCGGCTGTTGCGGCAAGTCCAAACACCTGCTTCGGTGCCAGTCGCTTCCCTTCATCAACCAACAAATCATAATCAATCGACGGCCCAAACTCCTCCGAGGTCAGGCCCTGAAGCAAGCTTTGCACTGCCTCCCAAATATACTCAGGGGTTACACTGCGTAATTGCTCTGCAGGTAAACGGCGGTGATCCTCCCCTGGCCCATTCACTTGTGACGAAGCTGTAACCCGAATTGTTGTCAACGCTTTCAAATCGCGATCCGCTACCAGACCCAGAATCACTCCACCTAGCGCTGGAGAAATACTTGCGAGGTAACATCCCTGATTTCCATCGCCATTTTTCTGTAATGGGGAATGCTTCTCTGGAAGAAGGTCCAACAAGGCATCTAAGTGTAATTTTGGAGAAATTGGATGATCCAGCCTGGCCCACATGATCGGCACCATCCAGCCAAGAGCTTGCCAGTATTCAGCAGCCTGCCAATGACTGTCGGGGATAGGCTCTTCGCGATGTGCATCCGAAGCAACGCCTACTGCCTTTATTAGCCCATCCGCATACGAAATTACTACATCACCGGGACTCACGAGAGTGAGGTTCAGATACGTCTGGTTGGTCGCACCATTACGCTTTTCTTTTGGAGACCAAATGTATCCGCCAGCATACTCATTTAGATGAGTTTGCTTGTGATTAACCCACCAGTAGCGCCGCATGGGCTTTGCTAAGCGATTTGAGGCTCGGTGAAAAACTGCGGTTTCATTTGCCCTGTTAACGGAAACACATTCCCAACCAGCAGCGATCCATAAGTGAGCCCACGTGTGGCTATCCTCCGTACGCGAGTTCGCCCACCAAGCATCATGATTCCGTGCACTGGGCGGCAGGCCATTGACTAGCGCATCGATCTGACCGAATGCCAGTTGGACAGAGTCCTGCGCCTGGGCTTTCAGAAAGTCTGCTAAGGGCGCGTATTTACTCACTGCTCACCTCCTTGTTTGAGAGTGGGAGCATATTGACATCACCTACCAACCGCAACAGCGTCAGCCCGTCGCCAATGGCAGCGCTGGCACGCGCCAACGATCCATGGCGCACTGAGCAACGCCAAGCACGCGCCGCATAACTCCCCCACTCCACCGCCCGGGCATAGCCCGGCATAGGACATTGTCATGATCATAAGATCGTCCTCCGCAATGCCGTCCTAGCCGAAGGCGAGATGTTTAATACATCACTAAACTTGAGAAGGACTAATATATTTATACGCCTTGGCGCTGTCCTGATTTCCGTTATTTTCCACCTTTAAAAAACCAAATCTTTGAGCGGATCTATTACCATTAATCTTCAAATACGTAAACTTTACAAAAACACTTTCGCTAACACTCAACAAAGCAAAAGGCAAAGTTATGAACTGAACACCCCTGCCATCCAAGTAACCAAATGAAGTTAACAGTTCGTAGCCTTCATGGCTCTCTTTTTCCAGAATCACCTCGACAGACTCACACTTAGGTCCGACATTGGAAATCTCAAAGCGAGCATTACGTCCAGGAGAGTAAACAACGTCATAGTATTTCACTCTGATATCTGGCTCTGCTTGGCGTTCGACTTGCTCACGCTGATGTGCAGACGCCTCCAGATCGGCTTCAAGTTGTCTTCTGGAAACCTCTACCATAGCGGTCTGCTGCTCTACGGAAGCCCTCAACTCATCAGCCTGCATTTTCAAAGATTCAGAACTTATTCTTAACTCACGCCCCTGCTGGATATATCCCAAAACCAACCACAAAAAGGCAAGGGGCCCGAAAACTCCGGCGGCCAGGTCACCTATCTCATTTAGTTTGAGAAGTATTAGTTCGTCGAACTTCGCTGCTATGACGAGTAGGGATCCGCCGAAATAGAAAGCTGTGACATGTGCAGCCCACCACTCTAATTTTCTGCTGCTCCACCACTGAGCTTGCTCTGCCCAATAATTAAAAAAACGCTTCAAGAGCCCATACCTCGCAATATCAAAGAGCCACTCTAGCAAATTTATTGACTACTAAACATAAACATCATGGTCAGCCGCTATAGCGGCAAGGACGAAGTCATGCCTGAAATAAAGGAACGGCCAATACTCTTTTCGGCGCCGATGGTGCGCGCCATCTTGGAAGGTCGGAAGACTGTCACGCGGCGCGAGGTGAAGAAACAAGCGGCGCTGGACTGTTTAGCCGCTGGGTTTGAGCCGGCCTTTCTCGCGTTGCCTGGTAATGCTGACCTTTGCCCCTACGGCAAGCCCGGCGACAGGCTTTGGGTGCGCGAGACCTGGTACTGCGATCACTCCGAGGTCCAGAAAGGGCCGTACCTACAACCTGCTGACATGCAGGACCTTGATCAGGCCCGAGAGGACGGAGACCTGGTGTACGCCGCCGACGGCCTCAACCCGTACGAGCAGGACCAGCCGACATGGAGGCCCAGCATCCACATGCCCCGCTGGGCCAGCCGCATCCTGCTGGAGATCACCGACGTGCGCGTCGAGCGGTTGCAGGACATCACCGAAGACCAGGTCCAGGCTGAGGGCTGCTTTTTCACCGACTACGGCCGCAGGTGCGGACACGGCGTGAAAGGCTGGTCTGAGGTCGGTGCCTGCCCGGCACCCGAAGCGCGTCACCCGCAGCGCAATGGATGGATGTTGGACAGAAACACCAGTCACGAGCAGTGCCTCGACTCGAACCGCAACGCCTTCGGCAACCTGTGGCAAAGCGTCGGTGGCGACTGGAGCGCCAATCCGTGGGTCTGGGTGGTCGAGTTCAAGCGGGTGACGTCATGACCCTCCGCCAGCGGATCATCATCTACATGAGTGGCCCGGACGGTACCCGGGATAACTGGTTCTGCACCTGGTGGTTCCGGTTCCATATCGAACCGTTCACCACCAAACAGATCCGCCGCGAGTTGGAACTGATGAAGCGCGAAGGCCTGGTCGAGTCGGATCACAGCCAGACGAACAACACCAAATGGAAACTGGTCGAGGTGACGCCATGATCGCCACCCTGTTTCGCCTACGTGTTCATCTCCAAGGAGCCGCGTTGATGTGGCCTCAGCAACTGAGCGGCTCTTCAGGAGGGCGAGCGTCGAGAATTGGCATTGGGTCGACTTTGACGCCTCTGACGGCGGTTACCCAAGCTGAATAAGCAGAGCTATGACGAGCGAAGGCATCATCCCAGCTCGGGCCGGAAAGCTCGCCCGCCACTACAAGCATCATTAGCTGCGTCGTAGCAGCGTCAAGCTCAACAAGCAGAACGTGTGCCTGAAATCGTAGATCTTCCGCGGAACTCATGGTGGCGCTCAATGTTCTGTGGCGGCCTGCAAGCCAGTTAACCGAATAGTTCTCCTACCTTGATTGCGGCAGTAAAACTTATACACGAAACAACAATTTGTACAAAACCATACTGGAAAGTTCCCTATAGCGGTTCGGCTAACAACCGCTCCTTGTACCCCTCTTCCAACTCAACAGCTTGCCGGTGAGCGGCGGGCGGAGCTATGCCATGAATGCACGCGTCCTAGACCCCTGTAGCGCCAGCCGGATGATGTGGTTCGACAAAGGCGACCAGCGCGCCCTGTTCGGCGACATTCGCGATGAAGAGCATGTGCTATGTGATGGCCGGGTGCTGAAGGTTGAGCCAGACGTCATCATGGATTTCCGGCACCTGCCCTTCCACGACGCTAGCTTCAACATGGTCGTGTTCGATCCACCACACCTGGTGCGCGCCGGCCGGGAAGCTGGCTGCGGCTGAAGTATGGAATCCTCACCGACGACTGGCGCGACGACCTCCGCAAGGGGTTCGCTGAGTGCTTCCGGGTGCTGCGGCCTGGCCAGTTCCTGATCTTCAAATGGAACGAGACCCAGATCCGGGTCAGCGAAATCCTGGCGCTTGCCGACGAGCAGCCGCTGTTTGGCCACAAGTCCGGTAAGCGCGAGAAAACGCACTGGATCACGTTCATGAAGCACCCCTAACCCCAATCTCCGTACATGCCTGTCGGTGAGCGGAGTCACGGCAACTGACTATCGATCCATCGTTCGGCCGCCGCCATCGCGTCATCAAGCGCTGCTGGATAGTCTGGCCAAGGGCCTTCCAACTTCGCTGCAACCTCACCTAAGCCATTGATGGCTGCTGGTTCAATGATATGTGCGGCAACAGGGCTCTCATCGTTCGGGCGCCGCCAGTCGAACTTAAGAAACATCACGTGGCCCCGGTAAGCGTGCGCTATCGGAGCATCGAAGTTGTGTGACACGTCCATGCCCCATCACGAACTTAATTGAACCTTCTTGTACACGGCTTTCGGCCTATTTGACATCTAGGCAGAAAGCTATCACTCCAATCCCCTATATGCCGCCCAGCGCGGCGAGGACACCCCATGTTCGCAATAAAACTCACCCTGATCCTGCTGGGCGCTTTGTTGTACCTCGTAGGAACACTCGGCTGGCTCTTTTGGGCCGGGCTCGAACTTCTGAACACCGGCACCACTGAGGCACTGATCTACGCCTTCGCCGGCACTTGCGCCTGGCTGTTGATCACCTTTGGCCTGGCAATACACATCATCAAGAAAGCGCGTCCCACGACGGGCGGCGGGAGGTAGGTATGACAGCAGCAGAACAGCTCAACGACGGTATTACCGGAGATAAGGTGCCCGAGGCGCAGATGGCCGAGCTCCTGGGTACCACCCTAGCGGCCCTGCGCTCCAAGCGAGCCAGAAACCAAATCCCCCTCGGCGTCTGGAATAAGCACGGCAGCCGCGTTATGTACAGCATTAGGAGATACTACGAATGGCTCGAAAGCCAATGGGTTTGCCCGCAGGAATGGACCTCCACCACGGATCGATCCGCATCCGCTTTATGTGGAACGGCAGCCGGCGCAGTGAAACGCTCCCCTATCCTCCGACACCGAAAGGAATCAAGTCTGCCTCACAGGTTGTTGATCAAGTAAAAGGGCTGATCAAACTGGGGTTGCTCGACGACGACAAGTACGCCGAGCTTTTCCCTAGTTCCAACAACGTAGCTGGCGGGAAGATCAACTTCGGCGAGTATGCCCAGCTCTGGCTAGACAGTCGTGAGGTGGTCGCTGGAACGAAGGGAAACTACAAGGGCGCGTTGAACCGCTATTGGATGCCCGGCTTGGCCCTGGTGCGGATTGACCTGATCACCACCACCCTGCTTCGCCGGATAATGGCGACGAACGAGTGGAAGTCGCCGGGAGTGAAGCGCAACGCCATCTCGAAGCTTTCCACCATCCTGAACTCAGCCGTATCCGAGGAACTGATTCCGAAGAACCCGGCGGCTATTCTGGAGTTGCCCAAGCGCAGCAAAAAAGAGATCGACCCGTTCACCCTGGAAGAAGCAAATCAGATCATCGCCAAGATGTACGCGCATGATCATTGGCCCAGCACGATCTATGCGGCATTTTTTGAGTTTGTGTTTTTCACCGGCATGCGTCTATCCGAAGCTCTAGCGATGCGCTGGGATGCGGTAGACGAAGAGAAGAGGACTGCCCACGTTTGTCGAGGGATCGCTTTGGGGGAAGTGGTGGAGCGGACGAAGACTGGTTCAGACCGTTTCGTGCTGCTGAACGATCGAGCGATGCACGCCCTGCAGTTCGCCAGGCACTACGCTAATCGTCGGAAAAGTGGCAAGGGCAAGGTGCTGGAAACGCCTTTCATATTCCCGCCTTCAAAGAACTCGGAGTACGTGAAACAGACGTCCGACCTGCACAAGCAGTGGATTCCGACTCTGAAGGCTTTGAATATCCGTCGTCGGCCGCCATACAACTGTCGTCACACCTATGCGACAATATGCATTATGTCTGGCATGAACCCCGCCTTCATCTCCCAGCAGCTCGGCCATAGTGTGCAGATGCTGCTCTCGACTTA